GGCGGGTTGAAGAGGGAGCCAATCTGCACGGCGGCAAAGATCGCCGCAAAAAGCAGCCACACAGCCAGCGTCGAGGGCTCGGCTTGCGGGCGAGTTTGCGTTAAAGCTTGAGTTTTCATTGCTGGGATACCATTCCCAACAGGATAACAGCCGCGTGGATGGGATGGTTCGCGGGGGAGGAAATCGAACTCTGGTCGCCGCGCAAGGAGGCCGGCTACTTCCGCGAGGTCTTCGGGCGCGAACTCTTCTGCACGCTGGCATAGATGGCGCGCGCCATGCGTGGTTCGATCAGCCACTGCAGGAGCGGCGGATGGCGGTCCAGATCGACGCGGGCCACCGAGCCTTTTCTCATGCGGATGGCGGCGCCGCCGTTGCCGGTGACCAGCCGTCCCAGAAACTGGAAGACGTTGGGGTTGTGTCCCACCGCCAGCACGCCTTCATAGCCGGAATAGTGGGCCAACATCTGCTGAAAGTCAGCGTAATTGGCGTCCGGCTCAAGCGCCGGGCTGATCTCGACCCGGGCGTCGTAGCCTATCTCCGTGCCCACAAGCTGCGCGGTTTGCAGCGAGCGCTTCAAGGGGCTGGAGACAATCACGTCCACCTGCACCTTGAGCGCGTTCAGAAGCCGCGCCATCAGGATGCACTGCTCCTTCCCGTCCTTGATCAGGGCGCGCTTGGCGTCGAGAGTCGGATTCCCGCGGGACAATCCGGCATTGGCGTGGCGCATTAGATAGAGATTCATTCGGGGTGGTCCGGCGGGGGTGTAAGGGGGCTGCCGGCTCCTTGAGAATCCATAGTAACACGACGGTAACACGACTGTAACGTTCCGGCGGAAATTGGCGCACTACTGGGAGCGGCCTCGGTGCTGGAGTGGTGATTGCCGTTCGCCAAGCTGAGGCTCGTATGTGAGAATAGGGCCGAATGCCCCTTTATCCTCAGGCAGCGGCCTTCATCCGTGACAACCTCGAAGCGATCCGGGATGGCAAAAAAGTCAAGCCTGTGACCATCGGAGCGCTGACTGGCGTTCAACTCGCGGCGATTAACCGTCACCGGCTTGCCCGCAATGCAACATTGCCACAGATCGTAGCCGAAGTGATTTTCATTGGCAGCCATATCTACGAAAGCCGCGTCGTCCGCGACGGCTACAGCATTGAAGACGTAATAGACCAGATCGTGAGCGCGATGGACGCGGCTTCCCGGCTGGTCGGCAACCTGCCCATGCAAACCATTGAGAATCCGGCGCCCAGGGCCGACCGATACGGAAACCAGATTCACGACAGAGCGGTCTTTGAATGCATGAGCCGGCACCCGCGACCGGAACTATTCTCCGTAGTGCCGAAAGGCGACAAAGTCAGGCCGAAAAAGCAGAAGGGCCGCTCGTGAGCGGCCCTTCTGAATTCAATCAAGCGACCCGCCCGGCTAACAGAAACCATCCGGCGCACCAGCCACTCAGTAAAAGTATACCCCTATTGTCAATCCACCTGCAATGGCGATTTCCATTCAGCGGCTTTTGCGCTACGTGTAGTAGTTCCTTCCGTCCCCGAGTTTTGCTATACTCGTAGAGTTCACCCGAGTGCGGAGGTGGCGAAATTGGCAGACGCACCAGCTTGAGGTGCTGGCGCCCACAAGGCATAGGGGTTCAAGTCCCCTCTTCCGCACCAAACTTCATGTAAGTGTTTGAAAACAAAGAAGAAAGAGACCCTACGGAGGATCGTGGGGTTTCTTTTTGCCCGTTTTCTTTACAAAGCGGTTTTGGGCGGAAAGTGTAGAGAATACAGCGGTTAAGTGCTGATTACAGGGGGTTTATGAGATTTTTTCCAAACATTCAGGCTGAAACCCATGTATCGCTGATGTGCGTCAATTGTGCAAAAGTATTACAACGCTGCGGGCGCTCGACGCGGGCTACCCGCCTCTGTTGCGCCCGTCACGCCTGTTGAGGGGAATCCCCCCACAATGCAGCCTCAGCCTGTCTACGGGTCAACAGGGCGGAACAAACGTTACCCCCGGCGCGGTCCCAGAGCAGCAATTGCCCTCTCGCGTCATCATAGTGACCGACATTGAGCACCTTGAGCAGAGTCGAAGCTGCCAGCCGACCGGAGCCGAGATTGAACGTGAAGTCCACTAGGGCGTCAAAAATACCCTGACTGATCACAACCTTGACCAGACGCGAGACCGCCTGTTCCGCGCTCTGTACATCCTTTATGAGCAGAGCCGTTGCCTCATCCTCAGTGACGCCGTGGGGGTACGACTCAGGGTGTAGCAGCTTGTGACCGTACCCGATGGTGGGGAACCCAGCCACGTCTAAATACACCGTGGCTCGAAATCCCTCGCTCGTCTTGATTAGCTGTAACCCATCATTAGATATATTCATGGGTTACACCTTCTGAAACCACGGCCATGCGTGAATGAGCAGGGTCACTATCGCGCCCAAAATAGCCAACAATATCGTCACTGCGGACGCTCCAATAATCTTAATCACCTTGAATGCTCCTTTCCACTCGGCAATAATCTCTGTGTGCCCCACGAGCACGGCTAATGCGGGGTCAACAGTCTTTTCGCGCCAATCTTCTATGATGCCAACTCTTGTCTCTATCTCTTGCATGGTGTACCTTTCGTGTTAGTTAGTTAATTGTGGTTCCATAATTCGGCTCAACCTCAGCCAGCATTGCTATCAGTGCGCCCATCGACATTCCCGCTGTCGCGCCCTTGTCGGCATACGCAGCTATGATTGCCGGATTCACCGGAGTTGGGTCATACAAAAGTGGGCAAACAATTACTCGCGGGTCTTCTTTTGCTGCGGCAATCTGATGCGTGTTGCATAGCACCTGGCATAGAGCGGAGCCGCCCTCTGTTGGAAAACAGGGACAATGCCAACCACTACCATAGGCGGAGGCTACAGGAGCCATCACCCCGATTAAGTCGTCGTGGTAGAACTGACTATATATCCATCTGCTAGTCATTAGATTTAGCCTTCCTTTTCTTCCACTTTTCGATTTCTATGAATTTATAGACTGGTTATGGATAAGCAGGTCGCCGATGTAGTAATTGTGATCGTTGTCAATACCAGCTTCAACAGTAATCATGACCTTAGTGCCCTTGTCTCCATTAAACGAGGCGCTTGGAACCATAAAAGCGGGCATCCACTGCTCGTTGTAATGCACTGACTCACACGGGCTATTCTTGTGCCCGCCGATGACACGCCATGCGTAACAGGTCTCCTTGCGTATGTGGATGACCCGTCTGTATACATCCTCGCCAGTTGTGAATGAGTGACCGAGAATGTAGTTGCCCACAACCACATCGCCAGCGGCTATCTTCCCCCTATCCCTCTCACACACTATCTCTTGAGATTCTGGACAGCTTATACCACCGCTACCACCACCAGTACCACCACCAGATGCTGAGGTGGTAATCGTGACCGCTCCGAGTGAGATACGTCCATCAGCGGCTGCTTGCAACGCCATCGTTGCATTCGCCACTGTTGGCGGTGGATTGCCGTTTGTAGCCATAAGGTTGCCTGATGCAACTGAGACGTATGGGTATAAATGATAAGTGGTATAGGCTGACAGCCCCGTGTAACTTAGTGATGCCGCATTTACCGTCTGTGTGCTGCCATCAGCGCGTAACAGGCTTTGTGCCGCCACGGATACCCCAACAGAGGATGACGAGTACGACGTGGTGTACACCACATTCTCGTTAGGAATTATGCTTCCCTGCCCGTTGAGAAGTGTACTCGTTCCATTCCCCACCAGTGCGCCTTGTTCAATCAATCCAGTCGATGCAGATACCGTGCCCGGATTAAGCCCCGGCACTGTAAATGTTACAGTGCCTAGGGTTGATAAATCTTGAGCACAATTGCCAACCCAGTTCACGGATTGATATTTGAAATACAATGTCTTACTGACCCAAGATGGGTCATACGTGTATTTCAGCACGGATGAGTCCAGCCGCATAAACAGGGAACCAGCAGCATGGGCACCGATAGTGGAACTCATTTGTCCACGGCGGAGATAGCCACTCATTGTGTAAGTATTATTGCCGGTCAGGGCACACGTCGAGTAGCTGATGATTTCCCCATCAACATAGCACATCGTATTGCCACTGTCGGCGTCTAAGTGTGTGCCCGACTCCAGCGGTGCTGAGTTGTCCACCAGTTCCACGACCAGACTCGCGGTCGTGTCAGGATCACTAGTAACAGCCAGAGCAGACGTGAGTGTGCCCATCCTTGCAGCGTTGGGGATGCTTCCAATTTGCAGATATTTGGTGTTATCTTGACTAACCCAAACGTTGCAAGCGCCCCAGTCTGATGAGGGACCGGATGCGCCAATCCAGATTTGGTTGCCTTGATACCGGGTCAACGCACTGGTGGCTTCAAACATCACAACCTCAGAGTTCCCCGGCTGGCTGTATGCATTGAGCAGGGTAGTGCCAGTAGAGATTCCCTTGTTATAAATCGACGGCTGGTGTACGCCCCAGAGATAGTCTTCACACGTGATTTCAAGCCCGTTCTTGGGGTCATCGACAATCTTGGTGATACGCACCGGCAAAGTCACAATGTCTAAATTGACATTGTTTGAATTAGCCGACCATAAAGAAGAGGTGGTGATGTTGATAATGTCCAGCGGCTCAAGGTAGCTGTAAGTGTACGGCACTGAGAACGTGTATGTGTTGCGGATGTTCACACTTCGCTTGACGCGCATACTGGCAGCGAACGTAGCCGCTGGTAAAGTGCAAATGAAGTCCCAGTCTTGCGCGTCTTCTACCCTTAGACCATAGCGGTTAATGGCAGCTTGATCAGACTCGCTGACGATTTCATCGCAATACTGATTAGAGCGGTTTTTGAATTGTACCTGTACTTTGTTGCTTGCATCCTGCCATGCAGACCGCTCAATCTTAACTGGGTCTTCGCCCTCTTTACCAATGAAACAGGTGTCGTCCAAACTGACTATGGACTCCGCCGGGGCTATCCATGTGCAGCCGTTAGCAGCCGCAGAGGTGTCACCGTAAGGCACAAGTTTGAGCAAACCCTCAGACATGAAGGCGGCACACATCCCAGCCTCAAGCCACTTACCCATGGTGGATGCAGCGGTGTCTTGTGAGTCGATGATCGGTGAAATGAAGAAGCTCTGGGCAGCAAACCAATTCCATGCAGTGCTATTTGCCGACTGAGTGCCAGCCGTACCCGGTGTCCCCCATGTCACTGAATCGATGACTGACGTAGGGAATGGAACCAGACCGGAGCCGAGACCCCACTGCGTATTAGTTAATACCTTGCTGATGCAAGCCACAGGGTTGCAGTCGATGACTCCAGCGCCGAAACCATCGGGGGTTATAACTTCAAAAACGTTATCCTGAATTTCGGCGGATGTACCCAGTGACATTGGGCTAAACAACAGGTAAGCAATGCCGGGGTATGCTAGAGACTCGCTCGATGATACATAGGGGGCAGGGGATTGACCCGCACCTCCGCCGTATAACTCATAGTTTAGTGTTGTGGGGGCGGACGGTTGAACGGCATTGGTGTTGGTATAGCTCCACGTAATGAGAACTTCGTTGCCAATATCCCCCGATGCAAACTTGTATTCTGGTGCTGACGAGTTGTTTGAGGTGAAGCTATAGGTTCCTGTCTCAGTAGGCGTACCCTCGACAGCAGTTAGTGCCTCACCATCAAGGCTGTTACCGTTGTTGTAATAGACCACCCCGTAATCGACCTGTGGTCCGTTGCTGCCACCGGGATAAATGGGGGACGCGCCAATAAGGTCAACCTCAGTCTGCATGAACTGAGTCAACGAATAGGAGTAGCTCATCTGGACAGTAGCTCCAGCCGCAACATCCGCCCCTGAGAAGTAGTAGGTTCCCGTCGCGGGGTTGTACGTATACTGACCAGTGGCTAAGCCACCTTGACCACCAGAGGAGTAAGGCACCGAATTCATTGAGCTATAGTTAGACCCAGACAGGGTTGTGCCGTAAGAGCCGTAATCGTTGTACGTCCCTGAGTAATTTGTGTTGATTCCTACCCCGTTGTCGCCGGTAAGGTTGCCCGATGGGGTGTAGCTGGATGATGTAAGCGTGTGTGTTGTGTTTCCGTAGCTGCTAGCAAGCCACGTTTGCCCAGACCAGACATTACCAATGGCGGACACAGGACCGGCGCAGAGCGCGGTGATTACATCGGCGGAGTACAGATACTCATCCCCACCCTTGCCGCTGCCCTTGCCCCCGCCGCCCGTGGAGGATGAGACCTCTTGCGAGGTCAGGCTATCAAGCCAGATGAGGCTCTGAGGGACTTTGTTTGCACCCATGACAACAGTGAGAGGGTAACCCTGCTTGCTCTGGGTGATTTGGACGCCGTTGACCTTTGTAGGTCCGGTGCTGCTATTTTGGAAACCCATATTTAGCCTCTATCGTCGTTTAAGGTCATAATCTTGCGTGTAACTGTCATTAACTTGGGGTGTTTCGTCACATCGACTTCTCTGACGCCCCCGTGCGCGAGTGCATGGACAATACGGGGCCACTCGGTAACAATTCCACCGTGGGCGTATGCATGACCAATGAGGAACAGAACAATATCACCCGGCTGGACTTCTTCTTCGGTTATCTCGTGAGTGAACTGTTCCACGAGGTTAAAATAGGTAGTGTCTGCACGATGCTGGGCAACCTGTAGGCTGTACGAGGGATCGATGCCTAAGTCACCCTGTGGAATAAGCTGTGCCTCTTGGTAAACCATGCGTAAAAGCTGCCCACAATCGGTGCCCCCCTTGGGTCCACGAATAGATGCCCAGCCAATATACGGGGTTCCAATCCATGACTTTGCAATTCTAACTACTGCATTTTGCTCTTCTTTAGTCATAACAATCCTTACTAAGCGGCGTCGCTTGATGGAGGGGTGAAAGGGGTTCCGCCAAACTGGTACAGGTTACTGACCGTTGCGCCGGAAATCTGTACGAGTTTGGAACAAGCTGCCATCGTCTTGTTACATCCCATGATGACGCTGAAAGTATCCCCTACAGCCGGTGGTGAAATCCATGGAGTAGACAACTCCAGATGACCTGATGAGTCATGGGTACGAACCGTTTGACTTAGTCCGGCATTGGCTCCAGCCGTGCAGGTTACCACGCCTTGCGTGTAATAGCCAGCAGCTTGGCTGAAAGCCGTAGCCGGTATCAGTGTGTAATTCGTGCTCCCTGTTGCCGCCGTGAACACATGAGTGTAGTTAGCCGCCAATTGACCGCAGCTTGAGTCGCAAAATCCCCACGGGCAATCGGCTTGGAACAGTCGAGTGGGAATCTTCATGTCGAGCAAATACAGTGGGTCTGCACATTCAAACTCAACATGGACACGGTTAATGTCACTGATCTTGGTAACCGTGCCGACAAACTTAGTTTCAAGCCCAGCGGAAACATTGCCATAGTTGCCCAAAGGCATATATGCCGTTTGAACTGTAACCTTGGCACCATCAAACAGCCCCTGCAAAGCAGCATTGAGGAGCATAATCGACGTACCGGGGTAGTTTGTTGCTGGCTGCACAACGCAGGTTAGCTCCATCGTGTTTGAGTTGAGGGAGAACCCAGCCTCGCTCGTGATAGCACCCCGACTCCATCTGCCGTATTGAGCGGCAGAGAATGTAGTCGTCGCACCAGTCCAACCGCCCGTGCCAGCGGGGACGGTGATATTCTGTGGTCCTTCGCATAGATACACCGTCGCGCCCGTTGGCAAAGTCAGAGTGAAGAGGTCTGACTTTAGGCAGTTTAGGTTAGTTTGTAAAAACTCAATTAGTGAAGATGGCATCAAGCGTTTCATTTAGAGTCCTTAGTTCATAATGTTATAGTTGTACGGGCTGGTAGACATTCAACTAGTTAAGGATGAAAGCTACTGTGCCATAATAAAATGCAGCGCCAACTATAGATACTCCTGGGTTGTAGGTGCCCGCTGATTGAACGGAATTGCCGCACTCTATTTGAGGTTCTAACCAGCTATAGCCAGTGCCTGGGCTAATTGATGTTCCTCCCATTATAAATCCACACACTTCCCATGCGCCAGAGCCAGTGGTCGTGACGCTGCCCGTTGCTGTGATTATTGGATTATAGTTGTAATTTATTCCAGATACCGGCCCGATGGGCGTGCTGGAGTTAACCCCGGAAACTTCTTCCGCAGTATGGCTATCTCCGTTGTATCCGACGGTCGCTAACGAAACACTTGTTGTGCCCGCCGGAATGCCAGTAATGATGTATCCCATATAATTGGGTGAGCCAATATCTGTTGCTGGCCACTGCGTCATTGTGCCGGGAGTAGAAGCGGTGGGGATATAGTACCAGTATCCCCCCATGATCAGTGAATCACCGCTCGCAAGTCCCGAACTCGCTGTGCAAACAGTCGTGGAGGCACCCACAGCTTTGACACATGACCACGCTTTGACCGCCGTGAAGCTGTGGCTGACTGAGGTTTGATGATACCGGGCAAAGATAGTTTCTTGCCCCCTACTCACAGGTAAAGGCAAACATAAAAGAGCAAGAATGAAAATAAGTTTTTTCATTAGTAAGTGTACTCCACAATCATTGCTATTGAAGTGCCTGTGAGAGTTCCGGCCATGGCTGGATCAATACCTGTTCCGGTTGTCCAACTTGCATTACTCACTGTGCCAGAGGACGAGTAAGCGTAGCTATTTCCGCAGGTCAGCGCCCCGCTTAATATTGTTGTGCCGGTTCCTGCACTTCCAAAAGTGGGGTTGACGGTCGTTGTATTTGAACCAACGCTACTTCGACATTTAACTGCTGTAATTGTGCGTGTAACACCAGAGTCGTTATAGCACGCATTGTTGACCGCAGCATCATCTCCTGATGTCAAGACAAAGGAGGCTCCACTGCCACCCCATGCTTCAGTGCAAGAACCTTTTGTGTATTGAGATGGAAGAGTGTAGCCACTAAGCGCCACCCACGCAGAAGCGATGCACATATAAAGATCGCTGCCGATGCTACCACCGCCTGAATACAACTCCAACGACCCGGTGTTACATGAGCCGGAAGGAGCCGCCGAGGTGAAGATCAGCGCCGGTTTACCGTAGGCTCCAATGTAAGTGGACACGGTAGATGAGCAGGTTGCCTCATAGCCAATACAAACCGTGCTGGAGTCCGAGCCATTGGTTGTATTGGCAGAGCGACCAAGTAGGGTGTTATAGTTGCCGGTCGTGGGGGTGGCTCCTGTAGATTCTCCAAGGAACGAGTTATTAGAACCTGTTGTTATACCCAGACCGCTGCCCGTCCCGATAATCGTGTTATTGTATCCGGAGGTTACAGACGTGGAATTATTGTAACCCAGAAAAGTGTTATACATACCTGTGATCGAGCTACTTCCCGCTTCCCCAAAGATCGTGTTATACCACACAAGGTCGTTGTTTACTGCGTAGGTAGATAGGAAAGTACCGAAGGATGCCGCACCAGAACCATTGATAAACGCGCACGCTGTACTTGTTCCACAGTACCAATACTCACCGCCGGTCTGCGCGTTGTTATAGTTATGGACAAGATTTTTCCCTCCCCACGTATTAAGATCAAACTCTCCATTAGGATTCATCGTTATAGCCGTCTGGTTTGTTGGGTTGTAAGTAAAATTCAGTTGTCCAGACGGACTTTTGCCAGCAGTCCACGTCTTCACTAATGAACCTGTTGCGCCGGAACCCCAAACAAAGTCAACCTCTTGAGGGACGGTTACTCCAGCCGCGATGTAAAAGGTCATTGTAGCATCTTGGCATAGCTGCCGAATTATCGACCCCGCGCCGAACCCTCCGACTATATTAAGTCCGTCCACGTCGCAAACAGTTGCTGGCAGGTAACTGTTGCCATGCGCACCATTCTGCTGCTGGGCATTCAAAAAACCATTCCCACGGTAGTTATTCGCCATGCCGCCATCAAATAAAATGGGAACAGTGGTGCAGCAACCGTCTGGTCGTATATCCCCCACTCCGCCAGATGCGTATGTATGCACGCCGTAGTAGCACCCCTCTAAATCAGTCCAGTGCATGGTGAATTCACCTTCTTGGATAGTTACACAGGCTTGGTAAGCTGCTATCCCTGTTGTGGCTGCAACGCTGATAGTTACAGGACTTCCCGCACAGGTGCCTGTTGAGCCGCTGTTGCAGGTCGCCGTAGTTGGATTGGTACAACCCGCCGAAGCTCCAATCATGGGCGTTGCGCTGACGAAAGCCCCGCTTGCAAGCAGCACTGTCGAAGTTCCGCCTGAGCAGCCATTATTAAAATTGCTCAAGAATATATCGCCGCTTCCACTAAACGTCCCTCCACTTATGCCAGTAATCGTTGTGCTATGGTTTTGCGATGCGTTGATATGGGTATCACCATCGACAGTTACCTGTGCCCAGTCCGCCAACCCGGTGCCGGTTTCGAGCACGCCTGAACCGCCTGAAATAAATGAGTTATGAATCTCTAATTGCTGTGAATAATACCCTGTGATGTTTGGTGTTTCCAATTCCAGCGAAGGCGCGGGGTTTGTGCCACCGGTGGAGAGGCTGAGCCGAAGATTGTCCAGGATAATATGGGCAGACGGACTCCCTAGATAGAGTGCTCCACCACCATCTGAGGTTGCACGTATACCTATATGGCTTAGTTCGATAGCTTGCACAAAGATACCAGCGGTGGGACCGTCCGTAATAGACCATGCAAAAGTTGACCCTCCATAATTGAAATAAGCTCCCGCCGCCGTTCCTGCTATATTGGAGGGCATCACGTCTGATCTAACTGTGAAGTTCTGGACTGTCCCCGCCGCTCCATTGTTTTCGATTAAGACGCGGTAAACGCCCATATTCACGGTTAGATTTGAACTGAGCAAGAGCGCCATTCCTGATGCGTTCGAGGCGGTCAGGGCAAGGTCTGCGTCCATTGACCATGTGCCTGACATAGTGCGTGCGTCAGCGATGTTGCTGCCAGCAGCCCGCGCAGCGACTAGACAAGCTGTGATCACCTCACTCCACTTTGTAGTGTCGGAGCCAGCAATAGAGTTGCACACAAACGGAACCCCTAGTGTAGCCAGCGGCAGATACCCAGAGATGTTAGTAGGATTGGCTGCATCATGTTGCCAAATTACATTTGCCCCGCCGGTCGGTGCGGCTGGTGTGGTATTGGAAAAGTTAACGCCGGAAGTCTGTGCAAACGCCGACCCTGTGAGTAGCGCGAATAGAATTAATAGCTTATACATTTATGCTCCAATCTTAGACCAGTGTACCGTTGACATAGATTTCGCTCCCGCCCCCGCCACCGATAAATACAACGGGTGGTGCTATGGGGGTTACTACAGGTGCGATCACTGGCACGCTTGCTACGGCACCAACAACAACTGTAGTGTTATCCGGTACAAACTCAGAATCAAACTTAATGCTGCTCATATCCCATAAATCCACGCCGTTATTTGTGGTGAAGGTGCGAGTCGCGTCTATTGTGTCAGAGTCAAAACGACAAGCGAAGTAAAACGCCCCGCTCCACGTGAGGGTTGCACCAGACGCCGGAGCAGTTGAAAAGGTTATGAGTCCCGATTGTGACAGCGTACAGGCTGTAGTAATCGTCCCATTGACATAGATATTGATGCTGCCGTTCACATTCTGGATTAGATCGAGTGCTCCCACAATACCGCCAATGTTACGGGCAAGTTGGAATACTGTTGAAGTTCCATTTGCAATCGTGGATAATGGGGTAGTTGAGCCGCTAGTTACGTCCACCATGGCTGAGTTAGCTGCGGTTACAAAGTTGTCTTGAGCGTCGCTAAAAAGGAACAACCCATTCTGTCCGCCGCAAGCCAGAAAGATTCCCATAAACTGAGCTACGACAGACGAGATATAAGACTCACTGCCTTGTACCGCGTCAAGATCAAATTCAAAAGCCCACGTCGGAAAGGGCATTAGTCCGACAGATGAATACCTCTACCCGCTGCCACCTTTTGCACGACGGTGTTGTATACGGGCGCTTTATGTAACCCCTTAGCCATCGACAGGGGGAAGTTTGCCATTGTGGGGTATGTCATTATGCTGCCCTCTTATTTTGCTTCCGTAAAACACTCGAAACGTGCTTGTTAAAGGTAGCGGCGTGTCGTTTTAACATCGACTCTACACCGTTCGAGTCGATTGCTTGAACATTAGGGGCATAAGTGAAGTGGTGGTGAACGTCACCGCCGCTCTTGCCACTTGAACCTTGAGCATCCTCAACCTGCCGTGTAAGAGCGGCACTAACAACGGTTTCATGTGGCGACAGCATCGCTGGTACAGTGTCACCCGTTCCTGAGCCGGGGACTGTGCCGCCCTCGGCGAACGCCATAACTCCCATCCATGCCGCAGCCGCTTCAATAGCTCCGAGTATCGGGTTAGGAGCAGCCGCCCACGCTTTACCAGCCGCTTTGTCAGCGGATGACAGCAAGGATGTTTTGTCTTGAGTTTGCTGTACGCCTACTTGTGCTGCACCTGCCGAGGCGTTTTGTGCTAACAGAGCGGCGTTGGTCTGAGCGTTTGAGCTAATATGCCTGACGTTATCCATAAGGGATGTCTCAAGCCGCTTCATTTCGTATTCAATCCATTGCTCAAGTAATTGAGAAGTTAGCTGCTTCATCGACTTGCCAAAACTCTGACCACTGATGACCATCTTGGCAAAGTCTGAATTAAACTGACTCTGCACCTGCTTCATTTTCTGTTCAAATGGGGTAAGTGCATCCTGCTCTTTCTTGATAGCAGCAGCAGCGGTTGCACCCTCTAACTGCCGAGCGTCCCGTAACTGATTGACAAGTTGAATCTGCTGTTTGGTTAACGTGTCCGCCTTGCTCAAATAATCAATGTAGCCTTGGTCACCCTTGTTAACACCTGCTGCCGCTTGAAGAGCACCCGCAGCTTTCGCCGCGTCAATTTTTACCTGTAGCTGCTGCTCTTCAAGCCCAACCTCTTTCAGCATGGCAGCTTGCTTCGCAGCTAACTCTTGCTGGATAAGGGCAATTTTTGCAGCGGTGGCTTGTTTCTGAGTTATTGTCCCATGAGCTACAGCGGAGTTGATAACCTCTTCCCCTGCGGCTGTAGCTTGCTTTAATGCGGACTCTTCCGCCTTATAGTTTTCCTGAATGAACTTGGATTGCTGCTCGGCAGACTTGTCAGTTAACTCGTTCAGCTTGGCGATGGACTCTTCCGTCAGTTTGAGTTTCTCGGCGTTAGCCGTGGCTGTTGCCTGAGCACCCTTTTGACTGCGAGTCGCTTCGGCGGTTTCATACTGTGCCCAAACCGCTTCTTCCAAGTTGGCTTCTTCGGCTATGATCTGCAATTTTCGCTGCGCTGTAGTTCCCACAGCATTAAGCTCGGCGTCTAGCTTGGATTTCTTGTCATCATATGCGTCTGAGTTAAGGGTATTAGTTTTCTCAAACTCTGCCTGATGTGCGGCTATCTCATCCTGTGCAACCTTGCCGGGGTCTCCCCTGTCGGTTGTCTTGTGATGGATAGCATCCGTTTCGGCGTAGATGGCTAACAGGCTTGCCTGAGCATCCTTTTCCTGTTTGATTCCGTCAATCTTTATGTCGGTTAGTTTCTGCGCGTCGCTAGCGGCAATCTTTGCAGCCTCGATTTGGTCTGTGCCGCCTGTAACAGCCTTGGTCTGGTTTATGAGAGTAGCTGCGCTTAGCTGGTCTTGTAACGCACCAACGACTGACTGTTGCACGACAAGGTCGTTTTTGCTCGCCTGTATACCCGCCTCGTCCAGCACCGCAGCAGCAGCAGTCAACTTACTCTGCTCCTCGGCGGTTCTGACCGTCTTGTTAAGCTCTACGTTATAGCCCTTTTGAGCTTGTTGGACTTTCAGTGCGGATTCGAGGGTGCCTTTGAGTAAGTCACCAGCACCTTCGGTATCACCCTTTGCTATAAGTGCATCATACTGAGTCTTGAAGTCATTAAGAGCGGACTTAGCGTTGTCCGACCCGTGGCTCCACACTTCCCAAAACGACGTGTTAGCTTTTACCTTGGCAAATACTCTGTCTGCTTCTGCGCCGAACTTGTCAAACTCCTCCATCAGTTCTTTTAATGATTGATGGTCAAGCAATTCAAGTTGCTTACTCAGAGCAGCTATGTGATTACCCGCGAGTTCATCTGTTTTGATTTGCGCTTCTAGCAGCCTGTCCCCAAGCCCCTGTAACGCCATCATGCCCTTAGTGCTGGCCTCTGACTCGACATTACCAAGTTCTCTCGCGGCGGTGGCAGCTTTCTCGTGGGCTTGAACGAGCTTTGACACAACCTCAATGGCAGCTACGACGCCAAGGATGGGCAACATCGCAGAGAACGCCGCACCAACAGGACCGATGCTGGCAATAAGTCCAGTTAAGGCGCGGGGAAGGTGGACGCCCGTCGCCTCTTCCAACAGCATGACGCCTTCACGACCCTTGCCCATGCCGCCAGACACACGACCACCGGCGGACTCAGACTTATCAGCGAGACCGTCAAGGTCACCCTGGGCCTTACCCAGATCGTCGGAGAAAGTAGCCGTCTGGGCCTCAAGCGAAACCACCAATTTTCCTATTTCACTAATTTGACTACCCCCTCAGCGGCTTTACGCTTACGCCAATACTCTTTTAATTACTCTTATTTGAGGGAGGGCCATGCCTCATCAAATAACTCTCTGGCGTCTTTTCTGCCCTGCGCTGTAAGACTTGCTATAACCCGTTCCTTAACTTCCAAATACTTATCGCGGCTTGTGCCCGTTGGCATTTGACCAATAACGGACTTTAGCACCCGCTTAATCTCGGTGGTCTGCTCACGTTGCGGGTCGGAGACCCTAACAAAGTCTATCGGCTCTATCAGGGGTGAATCAGCACTCGATCTATTCACGTTGTAAATAGCGGATGCTACAATCGCAGCCGCGTATCGATCCATTTTGAACTTGAGGTTACGACGCTTACAGAGCGCGTAAAATCCGGTAGGTGTTAAGTCTTCAAACTCTTTAAGGGTTAGACCCAGGTCATACCTAGCAATCGCCCACAGGTCAACCCACGTCTCTGGTGGCTCTTCTAAACGGTCGCCTGAGTCTGCACGTTTGGGCTTTCTGATGCACCCTGTTCCTTTTGTGTTTTAGCCCATGCTTCCGCGATGCCGGGAAACATGAGGTTAAATATCTCATCCGAGAGCAACCGTTGTGCGGATGGATTCAGAATGTCCAGCACGTCGTCTAGCGTGACCTCTGGGTTATAGCGATGCAGCCCACCGTGTACAATCTGGGGGAATTGCGTGCCACTTGAGATACTCTTCCACGCCTCTATCTTTTTGAGGTCTAATCCTGTAGCCTCTTCGATTAGAGCGATTGACCTATAGTCATACGCCAGTCGCCACTCTTTAGTAGTCCCGTCTTCCATGTCTATGACCAGCTTGAAATACGGGGTAATGCACGTCTTGATTACAGATTCATTCATGTTATACTTATCCTCTGATGTGACAGGTCACAGTTCTGATGTTAAGCGTGGTGGGCAGTTTCCCACCCACCATGCGAGTAACCCAAAAGGCAATGAGATTAAGCAGTTCCTGCCAGTGAGATTGGCCACGCGCCGGTCAGCTTAATCTTGTAGTCAATGGTTGCTGGTTTATCAAGCGGCAATGCAATCGTTGCAGACTCAACAATGCCAGAGCCATTTTTTCCGCCCAAGCTGAGAGGATAGGCGACTTCAAAAGGTACGGCGATACCAGCGAAGCGAATTGCTTCAAGGGCCACTTGACTCGCGTCACCGGGCATATACAGACACTTAACATCAAGCGTGCCGGGTTCTTGCGTGCCGCTGATGTAAGTATCCACGCCACTGGTGGTTAGCATATTGGTCGTCTTCTCGGTGGAAACTTTGTCACCACTGAATGCAACTGACTGGACGCCTAGAAGTGGCGTGAAAATGGTTGGGGAAAGAACACTCGCGAACGAAACGGCTGTTCCTAAACCTACAATTGGTTGTGCCATTGGGTTACTCCTTTATGAGTTGGTTAATTGTTATTGTTTAATCCGGGCTATATCCGCCCAAAAACCTTTAGGTAAGTCATCTCTGCTCACCTGTGCGAATTGTTGGCAACCGCGCCCTATGTACTGTGCTAGAGGGCACTTACTATCCTCGTGTGCGCGTGCAACGCACAATTGCTCTGCGTCGCATGAATCAAGCTGGTTGGCTTGTGCAGCTTCAAGCTGGAACCGGTAATCTTCTACGCCGGTGCTGCGAAACGGGTGTTGCCCCCACCATGACTTTCGATAACACTGACTGGTGCCGCACGCATACGGTTCGTGAGAGTGCGGACGCCCCGCTGCATAGCTATACTTGTAACAGTTACCCGTGGAGGCATCGTGGTACTGGATATTGTGCCAGCCTGTAACTGCCTTGCCTGACTCCAGCAGTCGATTAACCTGTGATTCAACTCTATCCATAGCTGACCAGTCGTCTTCATCCCATGAGATACAGACTTCTCCAGTTGCATAGCTCGTGCCAAGATTACGAAGAGCACCAACCGGCATACGTTCACAGCGGTGGTACTTGATTCGTTCGTCATCCTCATCATCTATGAGTGACACTATACTTGTGTCACTGTTGTCTACGATGACGATTTCAAGTTCACCCTCATAGGTCTGAAATTGAGCGCAAGCCAGAGCGAGTTGAAAGTATCTGTCACCGTACCCGACCGGAAGAATTAGACTGACTGACGGTAGCATTACTTATCCCTGCTCTCGTGATATGCTTCGTTCTCACTCTTGCTAATCCCGCTTGAATGTTGCACCAGTGAAACTCTGTTACGTTCGTTGTTTTCACGATATGCCGCATTGCGGTCACGCTTCATTCTTGGCTGCGATGGAGTGCTAGAGCCTGAGCGGTCTGATTCGTCGTTCTCAATCATGGCTTCGGATTGATCACGAGCTACCAGCCTAGCGTATAACTCGTTAATACCAGTCATATACACATCTAATACTGTTTCCTGACACGCGCTCCATGCGTTTCCCATCCAATGCTTGCCAGCCATGTGGCTCGTGCCGAATTCTTGGAACATTCCGTACGGGACACGCCGAGCCGGACCAACGCTGGTAATGAGAGCCTCGCCGCCGTCTTCACCCTGACCCCATTTGTTTTGGTAGACGATGTTATCCCTGAGCTTGCCACTTTCATCAGGCGCGGTGCTCTGCATTGCTTCAACTATGACCTGAGCGGCTGGTTTGCTGCACTTCACCATGTAGCTTTTTGCACAACGAGGTGCGATAGTGGTCAGCATTTCGCTGAGTTCCGCCAGCCCCGTGATGTTGATAGCTCCAGCCATTAGTTCAAACTCGTAAATGTCAACGTAACTGACTCTCTATAAAATCTGGTGTCTTCCTCGAACATGGAAGGGATTGATGCAACGTCGGTGTACAACACCACCGTGCCGTCACTTAGCGTGCCTTGGAACAGATCAAACAAATTGTGGATAGCTTTAATGCCGTAGGCCGCCGATTGATATGTAAGTGACCAGACGGATAAGTCTATCTCAGTCCGGGTTGCCATAACTGACTTTGCTCCAACGTCCACACCGGCATACTTGCTATTCACAATCTCATAAGTAATAGCCGCACCTGATGTGCCGTTGAAATTCAAGGGCAGCACGGACTGATATACTCTACTGCCAACAATGGCGGACAGGGTAGAGTCATTGATGCAGCGATTATAGACTCCCTCGTAGATCATTTATACCGCCTTATGACGCTGTGTTTACGACCCAGCAAAGTATTTGGAGTTCCCTGTGCTGGAAATTCTTATCAAGTATGGCTTGAATTACAAACGTTGCGCCATCGCAAACAATGCGATCTGCTGCACTAATGGACACTGCCGGGTTATAACGTACCGTGAGGTTGTAAACCGCTTGCGAAATAAATTCTCCGGTATTGTACAAAAGTGCCGAGTGTTGAATATCAACACTGCCCCAAAGAACCGCATAATCCACCCACGTGGTTAGCTCTCCGCCAGAGTTTGGAGTTCCGCCCAAACATTGGAAATGCAGCCTCTTGTTGAGCTTTCCTGCATTGGTAACCGCTTTAGGTTTCTGTTGTGCCATTAGCGGAGATACCCCACTGGTTGTGACTTGTAGCCCTTCAAAAGCAGGGATGCTGCGTTATTGGTAGTCGTTGAATCGCCGCGATTTTCGTACCAGTCACAGATTAGAAGCCGCATTGCCACCTTTATAGTCTCCGGCACGTAAGTATATCCAGCTACAAACTCAATCTGTACAGCATTGCGAATCGTCCAACTGAAAGGCCAGTAGTAATTGCTGACTGGGCTAATGCAGCCGGGGTTACTCGCCGTGTCTACTGTGTAGAGTGACGGGTCAAGAGTCAGGTAGGAGCCACCGTAGGAGGGCATATACTGCACAGATGTTACCGATTGCAACGGAGCCTTGGGAATTCTAAGAACCTGATTCTCAGCCCACCAATTCTGAAATCTATTGATGGTGTTTCTCGCCGGTCCTGTGTTCTCCTGCCAGCCATACGGGAAACAATCCAGCCAATATGTCCAGTTACTCGTGATCAGTGACCGCCCTGTGATGACCTCGCAGCGTTCTCTCGCTGCTGTAATTAGACTCATGATGAGCGTGTCATCCGTTGGGTCAGTAATGTCAATCTTGAGAAAGTTCTTTACGTCAGCAAGAGCCAGAGGTTCAGTAGGGGCGACATACGGACTCGAAGGATTGTATTGGAGTGAGATAGACATTAGTTATACCTGCTTGGTTCTCTTGCGGGATAAAGCCTTTTCGTAGCTTGGCTTTGTTGCGGTCTCACACGTAGCCTCAATAGCTGGTGCTACCTGAATTGCTAACCCGTGGTGAATCCATGCCGTTGCATCGTCGTCTTGAATATCAGCAATCTCGCCCTGCTCCATGTGACCACGAGGCGTGTACCGAAACGTGTGTAATGTTTGAACCAGCATTTAATTCCTTTGGTTGCGGGGGCTGGGTTTAGCAGCCCCCTTGGTTGATTAGGTGGTCAAGCTGATGATGGGGCTGGTGGAACCCGAAGAAGGATTCAACACAACTCCGCCCGCACGAGCAAAGGCGACGTAGCCGACTTCGTTCGTCGCAGCGTAAAGCTGATCGAGCACCTTAATACGGATACCTCCCTGAATTTCGTTCAGCTTGTATCCCGTAGAGTAGTCCCCAAACTGCATGACAACAGTGCCGGTTACAGGGGAGGTCGGAGTTACCTGACTGCCCAAGAACTGGTTAAGCTGCACGGGGTAGCCCAAGATTGAGCCAATTGTGCCCTTGGGTGCATCGCCATACGCTTGGAAGATAGGGCGGTTGTTGGCATCCAGAATGTTGAGCAAGAAACTCAGGGTGGTAGTGTTAAAGGTCAGCACAGCATCCTGCGTGTAAGCAGGGTCAAGATAGGTTACAAACTTGACCATGTCAGCGTAAGTAATGACGTTGGCAGTCGCAGTCGTCACACCGGCGGTGATGGTATTCAGACCGGCGATGTTGCTGGAGTTACCCTGCGTAATCCACTGAGACACGTTACGGACGTAACGGGTGTAAATGTCGGACACAACCTGACCAACGATGTCGAACGCTGCGTCCTGAACAAGCGAGTTATCCAGCTTCAAAGGCTGGAAGCGCAGGTCGTCAATCGTGATGGTAGGACCGGCGGAAACCGTTGGGTCGGTGGTAGCCAGACCAGCAGAGTTCAAAACCCAGCTATTAGCCAAGTCATTCCAGTAAGGCACCTTGACTGGCGCACCAGTGGATGTTGCCATCTTGCCGACTAGGTTATAGATAGCACCGGGGGATTTCTTCGCGATTACTGGCTGTGCTACGAAAGTAGGAATCAAGATTCCGTCTGCCGAGACAGTCAGGTCGCGTTGCTCAGACTTGCCGGTGCGGAGATAAGAGCGAAACGCCTTGCGGGTTTCCTTTTGGTCTACAGCATCAGACGAGCCAGTGTTAGAGAGATTCAAGTTCTTAGCGCGAGTCTCGTTATTGCGCGTTTCTTCGGCTTCAAAAGAAGCAATAAGGGAGTCCAGACCACGCGCATCGGCAAGCATAGCTTCCGTCTTAGTGCGGAGTTCGGATGTATAGAGTTTCATGTCAGCGGGAATTGACGCCTGTGCCTCTGCTACCAGCTTGGCGCGTTGGTCCCTGAGTTCTTGTGCCTTCATTTTGTAAGTCCTATATGTAGGGGTTGCCTACTTACCACATTGCTCTATGTTTTGCAGCGTGCAAAATATAGTTAGTTGATAGATAACCAGTCACTCATTCAAGAGTTGCTCTAGGCTCTGGTACGATATTTGTTAAAAAGCTAATGCTACCTCTATCGCTAGTTTGATGGCTCTAATCTGGTTGCAGTCGCACTGAGCGTCTGAGCAGTCTGAGTTACTACAGAGAGGGCAGCTACCCGCTTGGCACCGCTCACAGCCACAATTGCATCCGCTCTGCGGGTCGTCAAGCGATGACGGTACATCCTCGGTTATGTCACCGTCGCGGGTCTCCAATGCCTTAACAACAGAATCAGGCATACCGTCGGGGAAGTTACGAGCCTCACTCGTGGCTGACCGATACGCTGGATATGTCACCGGGGATACATCCATCAAAGACACATTAAGTAGGGTACGGGTTACCGGGGTGGTGGTGTAGTCCCACTTGTCGTCATTGGTTATAAATCCAAAACTTGAGGAGTCAACATCACCGCGTTTCATGCTTGTCATAAGATCACGTGCTGCCTGAGTATCGGGCGGGTCTATCTCATACTTGAGACCCTTTGCGTCTACGCTGAGACGCAGCGTGCCCGACTTTGTACGACCGAGCACTGCATCAGAGTTGTGGTTCCAGAGAGCGCGAACGTCGGCGGTCAATGTTCCATCAAAAGCGTGAGGGTCTACAATCTCGACAAACCCCATATCCTCGGAGCGTGAGTTAAAGACGGCTGCGTAGCCGCTGATCTTGGGTGAAGAGGGGTCATCGCTTACTGTAACTGGCTGGTTGATAAACCTACGTTCAATCTTCATGGGTTACCTCTACTAAAATAGATTTCGCTCTTATCTCGGCTGCGTCGGCCTCGATGGCAAACACCAAACACCTATACAGTTTGTTGAATTCAGCATCGGCGGTCGTGTTGCTCAGCCGCGTTGCTAATCCTGCCAGATACTTGTCCACTGCCTTTTGCTCGGCGGAGTTTTTCTCGAAGCCACGAGGAGGTTTGCCAGCCCCTCGGAAGTAATCTCCTATCGCATTGCAGACTGGCGTCATCGTCTGTGCAATCGCGGCGGAGTCTTTTTTCTCCCTGTGTGTCAAACGGCTGTAGGCGTCGCTGAACAGCGGCTCTAGCAGCGATCTAGGCGACGGGGGGGTAGCTGGTGGTTTCAGTGCTTGCTTGATAAGAGCATTTGCGGCTGCTGTAGCTTTGGCATTAGGGTCGGTCGGTGCCGCGCTCCCCGGCGATGTGTCGGTCGGGTCATCCTCTGTTTCCTCTTCGACTGATGCTTCGGTTGCCGCTTGATAATTTAGAGGCGTGATGTAAATATCCCCACCGGGGATGGGTTCCATATTTAGCTGCTCACGAATATCATTTACAGATAGCCAACCGCCCATACGTCCCGCTGTCTGCTTTGCCGTCATTGTGATTGTGTCAGCAGCTAGCAGCCCGTCAAGGTAATGCCTAATAACATACTGATTAGCTGAGCGCCCCAGCGAGAGCAGCAGCTTATATTGAAATTCCTGAGATATACGCGACAGCCAAGGTTGCAAGCTGTATTGTAGAAACTCTCTGTTTTGGGCTTCAATCGAAGCACGGAGCACTTTCTCAGTTGAGAGCATCGACGGGGGGACGCGCATCATCGCTGCTATTTCATCACGAGTATACTTGCTCGTGTTGATATATTCGGTTAGTGCATTTTCATCAATCGAGTTAGGGACAATCTTAACGCCGTTGGGTAAAACCCCCACGCGGAAGGTGTTCCCACCCGTGGACAGTGCCTCAACGTCTAACTTCATTAGTGTTAAATCTTCCGGGGTTAGATCAGTTTCCGATTGAAGGAAAAACTGGGACCGTGCCCCATTAGCATAGAATCGAGCGCCAAAACGGGCAGCTACAAGTGCAAGCCCGATAGTTTGTCTTGCCATGCGTACCAGTGGGGTGCCCTGTAACCCGTCGAACGTAAACCCTGTGACGTGGAGCATATCATCGGGTTTGATTATCTTGGGTAACCCATTGCTGGTGTCTGTTGTTTCAAATACTAAAATACCGTCTTTGCGAACAGGTTTGGTTTTGTGCGGCAATAAGGGCCACAGTGCTATAGGACGACCATTGTTATCCCGTTCGATCTGCGCGTATGCGTTACTCCAGCCCACCGCTGCCACCATCATAGCTTGGAAAAATGCCATAGCGGACATTTGCGGGTTTGGACGCTCTGTGAGCAGATAATATAGGTTGTGTTGCGGAGCGGGTCGTTGACCGCGTGGCAACTTTTCATAGACCCTCAATGGCAACGACGCTACAGCGTCGGATAAAATACGGACGCAGGTGAGATAAGCGGTGGCGTCAAACGCTGACCGCTCTGAAACCGATTCATTACTATCCGTAAAGGAACCAACACCGAGAGCGGCAAGCCCAGCGGCTAACGATATTCCGCTCTGGTTGAGGTTCACGCCGCCGTCGCGCTTTTCAAGCGGATATTGTATGTTAAGGCTGATTAAGTCTGCCATTTACACGCCTTTACTAACTAACTAAAAGAAAACTATGCGCTGATATTTACGTGCAGGTTCCGGTGCCTGTATTGCCTGACTCAGTGCAATAATTGTTGCAACCGCGCCGTCTATTTTGTTTTCGGACTTGGACTTTCTTGGAAATATGTTGTCGTTAAAGTCCGTCTTAATTTCGACATTCCCCATCATC